CTTGTGGGTTCGGGCAATCGTCCTTCGTATGCCATCCTTCTAAATAGTTATAGGCGATGGGTAACTCACCGATACAAGAGTCCCACAGGAACCGTAACTGATGCAGCCACATACCCGGCTCACGGTTTACAACCTCGGGAGTCAGCGCCTTCACGTGCAGATGCCCGCAGTTCCACAAGATCATGCTGCTCCAATTCTTGCGCGGGTACTGATGCTGAACCTTGCCATCCATTTTGTGAGATTCTTTCGGCTTGTAATCGTGCTGTACGACACACGCACCAAAGTACGGATTCATGTAGTCCTGCAATGCAGCAATGTCGCCTCGCCAGAGAAAGTCACAGTCCATGAACACCGCCCACCCTTTGTATCCTGCAAGGTGCGGCACAAGGAAACGTGTGAAGGAAAATTCCGTCGATGACAGCGGGTCATGCTCCCGCCAGTACAGGTTCCTCTCACGCATCTCCTGTTGCTTGATCGGCTGAATGTCTAAGGGAATGGATGTATGCCTGAGAAGTGACTCTTTGCATACCTGATACGCGATGTCCTCGCGGCTGTCCCAACCAATAAAAATTTTCATAATTTCCTCAGTATCCAATCGTCCACCACACGATCCACTACCTTGTACTTCAACTCCCGCATCAAAAACCGCACCGCTGCGTGTGGGCCTTCTTCGGAAGGAGCGTGTTTTTCTTTCTGCTCAACGATGATGACAGGATCGTTCTTGCGTAATGTTTCTATCCCACCTTTGATTACGTCTAACTCATACCCTTCAACGTCAATCTTAATAAAGTCCACGTTGTCAAAATGATAATGATCCAACGGCAGCATCTGAATAGAACCCGCTACGCCCCGCACCACCTTCGCCATACCTGTGTTGTCTGGTGGGATTTCTAGGGCAACCGCTCCTTGCCCTTTGCCAAGTGCAATCTCGTGGACAGTAGCCTTTGGCGCGTTCTTGGTAAGTAACTCCAAGAACTCTTTGCACGGCTCAAACGAATGCACAGTCTGAAACTTGTCTGTAAGTTCTCTTGACCAAAGCCCTACGTGTGCGCCGATGTCCAACGCTATGCGAAACTTCTTGCAATACTTCAATGCCGTCTGACGGTGAACAGGTTGGTACTCTGGCGTACCTGCTAACTTAAAATACTCGCTCATGTGAGTATCGTTATCGGGTAGCCACCATCCTTGTACTTCTTTCATGACACCATCTCAAAAAGTTGCTTACGAGTTGGCCCCTTGTAATGCATGATCTTGGCTTCTCCAATATCAAACTCTGGTAGGCACCCATACACAGACTCAGGCATCGTACTGCACTTGTATTTTCGTGAACGCTTCTTTTCTTTAGCGTAGCGTTTCAATAACTCCTGATCTCCGTACCACTTGCGGTACTTGGGGTCTAAGTCATCAAACCATTCAAACATTTCTTGCCAAGGCTTTCCGTCTCTCGTAGCAGTAGCACAAGCGATAAATGGATACACTTCGTCGATTGTTTTACCGGCGTACTCGTCAAACCTGATACCACGTTGATCGATGTTAAACATTGCTTCGCCTTGAAATTCTCGTCGGCACATGACAACGCCATTGCCATTTAAAACATCTTCAACTACGACGCGATCTCTGAAGATCATGTCTGTGTCAATGTAGAGCGCGGGTACATCCAAGTTTAATTGAGCAAACGCTTTAACTCGTGATGTCATCAGTTCTTCACGGTTTAAATCGTAGTCATGGCGTTCAGTTATGCCCATTACATCTGGCGTATCTTTATCCGTCAGCATGATGACGTTGGCATCAGGGTTGTACCGCAGCAAAGACTTGACCATCTTCTGTGGCGCAGAGATGTCATCACCGATGTGCATGAACACAAAGTTGTCTCTGACCCTCTCCGCATTGAAGTTCAGCATCAGATCCAATTCATCCTTGACTTGCTTCAACTGCAAGTCCCACGGCGCGTTCATGTTCTCGCGCTGATAAATCTTGACCCCGCTGTACCACATACTCTCGTTGCCGAAACGGTTGTTCCAGTACCAGAGTTTGTTGGCATCAAGCAGTAAAACATCTTTACCCATCGCCCCTGCCAGATGCACGGTCGCGCACGACGGCGAGATAACAACAGAGCAAATTTCAATCAACGCTGCTACGTTCTCCAGATCAAGGAACGTATCAATATGTGTCGTGATCAGGCTTGGATGAAAGTCCACGCCTTCCTTTTGTGCTTCACCATACTGAAGATTGATGAACTTGAGATACGGTGTATCAAGTATGGGCTTGAAATCCGCAAGTGGCACAGACTTGTGTTTACCAATTACGGGAGCCGCGCTTGTCCAAGAAAGTCCTACAACAAAATCATCGTCCCGCAATTTGTACTCTTTGCGTAAGGCTTTCACACGATCAGGATCAGCCTTGATGTATGCCATTGAGACATTAGGCTGAATGTCACGTACTGATTTAATGAAGTATTTACCCATGCTCGCAATCGGAATGTGCGAATCATGTTCTTTCATTTTAATTCGCGCATTGTGAGACAGGAACGTGACGTTCTTTGCCTTGCACCCACGCTGAAGCAGATTCATCAGGCGTAGATCAATCAGCACGGTGACATGTTCTACCTCACGCGCTAACGCTTCGATAAGCGATGCGTACAGTAACTGATCACCAATCCCTTGTTCACACCATACAAGCGGGCGCTTCAGCCCTTTGCCTCGTTCCCACTGAGGGTGCTTGGTATGAAGTGTTGGAGATTTAAATGACTTACTACCCCACCGCCGTTCGTAACCTTTCCACCCTGCTTCAAAGTCACCCATCTGAAGGGCTAAAAGTCCAACAGTCCATGCAGCGTCAAAGTTGTCGGGTTCTAAGCGAGTAGCAGCCTCAAAATGTTTTCGTGCTTGTTCCCACCGATGCATCTCCCAATGACACCGCCCCATCTGCAATTCAACTGCCGTGACAATCGGAAGTGCCAAGTGAACATTGTTTAGGATACTAATCGCTTCGTCGTACTTGCCCTGCTCAGCCGCTTCAAACCCAGTCTTGTAAATAACTTGAGCAAAGTCGGGTAGCGTTTGCTGTTTAGGTTTAGTTTCTTCGTTCACCAGTATTCTCTCCCGCTACGCTTTGCTGCCCAGTCAGGGGGCGGCACTCGCATCCTGTCTCGCTCTACATCCCACATCCATCTACGCCATGCATTCTTTAGCCATGTGATCATGTGGCCTCCTGCGGAACGATCTGAAGAAGCGAGAAGGGAATAGAGATCGCGGTCTTCCTGCCTTCACGTGGGTAGATCAACGCTCTAGCGAAAGACTCCACCATCATGGCATTGACCACACCTTTCTCAACGCCCTCAAAATCGTCGAACACAAACACCGTGTCATCGTGAATGATCTTAGACAACGGCTCAACATCTTTCGGGGACAGTCGTCCATCAAGATAGACCAGATCGACTTTGACTTCTTTTTGGGCTAGATCCGCAAACATTTCATGCGACGGCTTGTTCGGATACTGAACGAAACCCTCGTCATTCAGATTGATGTTGTTGGAGTAGTCGCACGTGTAGATGTAAATCGGATCACACGCAAGCATCATTGTCCGTGTTGATACGCCGATAAACGTACCTACTTCGGCAATGTGCCTCGGATTAAAAAACTTCGTGATTTTATAAAGTTCTATCGCATCGTCGTACGGCACAGAGCCTGTCTTGTAGTCAGCCTGCTCACGCAAGTGTTGCTGATCCTCAATGATCTTTTCGACAGCCTCAAACGGGAAATCACCGACCTTCTCATCGATGATGCCCCACACAATATCACTTAGCCGCTTGCGGCCTATTAGCACCGGATTCATAACCCACCTCTCGTTCAGCCAACATTCTGTCGGCTATGTTGTAAGAAATTTTAGAAGTCTCTTCGGCAGAGAGGGCGACCCCGTGGGACGTTAGCAACCCTTGCATAGCCTTGGCTGCAAAATAGTCCCGCAGGGTCATCCCATGTCCCCACCATGTCAAACGCTCCGCTTCCAACTGAGGGAAAGCGAATTCGTTTCTAGGTTTCACGCATCTCTCCGCGCTTCGATCTCACGCTCCAAGTAGAAGCGGGCCTTCTCCAAGTCCTGTAAAGGATCAGAATCTACTTTCTTACCGGTACGGCTGATGTACTTGACCACGTTACCCAGTCGGTAATTAAGATCTTTAGCCTCGATGAACTTCAGCGTGTCTATGCCACCATCGGTGTAGTGCGGGGGACGATTGACAAGATCAAGTTTCTTTTCTGCTACATTCAACTCAGCAAGTAATTTAATGGCCGAGTCTTTGTACTGTGGTTGGACAATTAACTTCGTTGGCTTCTTCTCAATCACATCCAAGGCTTGTTTCATTTCTTTCACAGCCTTGACGATCTTCGACTTCTTTTTCTTGGGTGCGGTCTTACCTTTTTTATCAGTCCAACGCACGTAGTACACGTACGCCTCGCTTGACTTTGTGGCCTTTGCCACTTGCTTGATTGAGTTCCCCTTGCTGAGAAGGGACAGGATCTTCTTTGCTTTGGACATGACTTAATAACTCCTTGCGTAGGTTCTCTACGTTTGTTTCATCAACTATCAATGCGATGCCACCGGCTTTACGTATGTCATCGTGGTTCTTCAACTGAAGTGCGGTGGCCTTCCCACCGTTTGCTTTTGTCTCTATACCATAAAACAACCCGGCGATACAAATAATAAAATCTGGCGCTCCGCTGTTCCCGTAGCCCCCTGTAACTGGCATCACGTAGTAGGCATTCAGATCAGCAAGAATCTCTTTGACGCGCTTCTTTACTTTGGCTTCTGGAGTCATGGTTCCTCATGGCAATCAGCGTATTAACTAATACGCTAACTAACCACGGGAAACTTCGCCGCGCAACTCCTCTAAGACTTCTTCTGGCAAGACCAATACGTATTCACATACGGAAAACCGCCAACCGATATCTTTAGATGCCTCTGGATATTGGGGCAAAAACGGGAAATCAAACATAGGACTCCATGCTCCTATGTACTGCCCATCTTCTTTCTGCCAATTCCATGCGTGGATCATGGCTAATTTAGTTCTTATATGATCGGGCAACTCATTTAAGGGCAGCATCCTGATCATGCAGTCACCCACGTGGATGTGCAGATTATTGTCAACAAGTTCGGCGTACACCCGCTTGTTGCCATCGTGAAAAGGTAGTGGATCGTGATACATACCTTACCTCGGCAGGATCATTACTTTCCCCCAGTTCGCCGCACCGATATCCATCCAGATGTTTCTCTGATCAATCTGCGGAGTCAGAGAGTCTGCGTTCCGGTGTACCTTCAGCATCATCAGCGCATAATCTAATTCACGACGGTACTCTTCAGGGATGGCGTCATAGCGCGGGTACCACTTGGGCATCAGCGAGAATGGTGCAAAGTCATGCGTCTCACCGTGCGGCAGAGAGTCACCCCACTTGTAGATATCCAACCCTGCAACCGCACCATCGGGGAAGATCGCGCCCAGTATGACACCGTGGTTGACCTCGTTGATCAACACCCACTTGCCTTGGTCGAAGAAAGTTTTAGTCTTCTCAATAGCCTCTTCAAACTTGTTGTTGTTCAGCGTGTAGTCGTTGT